TAAATGTATAGACGCCGTTTAGACCAAACTCATCATTTGATCCAGCATTTCTTGTCACAGACGCATCAACTGAGTCGCCCATTCCAAATTTGTCTATGTTGCTCATAATTACTCCTTTAGTTAATTCTTAATACAGCAGTGGTTGAAGTTGCTGAGGGGAATTCTATTGTAAATGTTGTAGTGGCTATTTTTTCTCCACCAAAATTTAGTACTGCGACTGATGCATTCGTAGTGCTATTATATATCAAAGCGCCAGCAGCCGTAAAGTTTGCAGGGCTCCAAGTTACATTAGCAAACGTAACATAAGCCGTGTTATTACTAGTATCACTACCTATAGTAGGAGTTAAAACTTTACCCCCAGCTACATAGCCAGTACCTGTAATTTCGTCTTGCGTTGTATATGCAGTTGTTTCGCTATTTATAGTAGCTACCGCATTATACAATGCTATTTTATATGTATATGGTGACCCAGCATTAAAATTTACTAAACCTTGTAACAAGTTTAGTTTAAACGTTGTGGTCTGTGCTTGTCCTAAAATCATCTAACTGGGTACCTTACTTGTCCGCTTCGGTATGAGTCCTGGCGGTCTTTGCCGTCACCAAGTTGTTTCAATAGTACCATAGCTTCATCATATCGTTTTTGATATTGATTAATAATATCTTGTTCGCCTTTCATGTACGTATACGCTTCTAGTAATGAGCCGTATAATAAAGTAGAACTAAAGTTATCACCTAACCAAGACGTACCTGCAGTTGTAATAGATGTAGGATAATAAAAATAATGTAGTTCAGCAGCATACGCAGCATCTGGAGTAGGTCCTACAATAAATGTATTCTGATCAAATACCGCATAGTATTCAGGTTGACCATAATATATTGCGTCTGTATCTGGAAATGATTGTCTAATAAAGTTCACGTCTTTGTTTAAAAGATATAAGTATTCATTACTTGGGTTAATCACTGCCAAACTAAATGTAGCAAGCCAATCACTAGGCATCGCTAAATATTTATTACCTGTAGTAAGAGATCCTGTTACGTTCTTTCGAAGCGCAGGAAGTTGCACCGAGTTGTAAATACGTTGTTCAGCTTGTTGGATAAATGTATCAATATCCGTTGTTTGAAACGTATTCTCGGTATAACTTTGTATTTCTGCAACTAACTGCGCGTAGTTCATTACGCCATCGGACCTCTTGTTTTGATGCCTTTAGTAGCTGCACCATAACCACGCATAGTTTTTTCACCATGTCTATTAATTTTTTTAGACGCTGGATCACCTGCGCTTACACGTTGTCTGCCTGTACTTTGATCTAAGTCTTGTGCTTTTAACTTGTTAGGATCTTGAGAAAAGCCGATGTCTGTACCGTTTGGATTAGGCATTGGTTGTTTATAAATATTAAGATCATCACCAGTACCGCCTGATGGAAATTTAAACCCAGTAGTTTCACTAGCGTCTTTGTTGTTTTTTGCATTACCTAACGGATAAGCTCCTGCTGGTGTTGGTTTTGGAAAATCGTTTTTAGCCATTTTATTACCCCTTTTTTTGTGCTGCAACTTTAGCCATACCACGACCCATAGTTTTCATGTCAATGTTCTTTTTGCCACCTTTAGAACCTGCATGTTTAGGACCTTTTTCGATACCTACTGAAGCGCCGTCGTTACCTAAATTTTTACCTTTAGTTTTACCTTGTTTAGTAATTCCATCTGCTGCTGATCTGAATCCCATATACTTCTCCTTATGTTGTTGATACTGTTACTGTGCCTACGTTACCTTGTGCTACTAGATCATTAGGCGTTAATCCAGCATCGTTCGCTCTTGATCCACCTACAGGGTTATATCCCCACTGAATAATTCTACTGCCCATTAACGGAACACCTGTTTGTAATGGTGATACTCCTGTCCCTGCTTCTACTTGTAATCCATCTAATCCCGATTGATAATAACTTGGGCTATCAGGTCTAGGATTACGCACTGCTTGCGGATCATTAACTGGGTACATGCCAAGTTGTAACTGTGGCTGATCAACTTCCCAGCACTCAGGACATACCAGTATATTAACATTTTTGGTCTTAATAACCAATCTTTTAAGCTGATTTAGCTTATATCTAAACCCACATCGATCACACTGTGCAATCGAGTTCTTGGCACTAGCGTAATTGGTTGGCATCGTTTACCTCAAACTTATTCTTTTTCTTTATATTTTCAATACCCGGTATAACTTGTAAATTTTCTATTACATGGAGCCCTGAAACTAATTCCCCTTGCAACGGGATAATATGATCTACATGCCAAAGATAACCAAAATGTTTAGTTCTTACTTGAGCTAATTCATATACTTCTTTGATTAACCGCATATGGTCTTTATCAACCCATTTAGGTATTCTATTTTTCTTTCTTACTTTGTACGCTTTAGCAAGAGCATTTACTTTTGCTTTATTAGTCTGTCTATAAATTTGTTTTTGCGCTAAATGATGCTTTTTAGTTCTTTCATAACTAGCTTTCTTTTTTTGGTTATGAATCTCTGGAAAAGTTTCTCTTATTTTTTTATGAAAGTCCCTAGTACACTGCATACAAATTCGATCATTAACTCTTCGTTTTTCTATATGCCCATGTATACAAGGCTTGCCTGTAAAATAATGTTTTATCCCTAACGCTTTGGCTTCAAGTCGTTTTATTATTTCCACGTTAGCCTCTAAAAAACTGTTCGCGCGGTACCCATCGTACTGGAGCTTTTTCTCTATCTTCTTCAGCTGCTAATTGGAACGCTGCTTCATAGTCTGCTCTTAACATTTGTATTCTCATAGGATCTACATTAGGTAACTTCATAGCTAAATATGCAGCTAACCCTGCAACCATGCATGGAATAAATCTAAATGGAATATCTTCTACAGTCACGCCATTACCTGCGTCTTGTATGCGTCTTAATCTGTAATATACAAATGTATAAAAATTACTTTGATCCGGAGCCACCCAAACATTTACTGTGGGTAAATTTTGTACAGAGATTTTAGCACCGATTGCATGAGCGGCTAATGTAGTATTATTTACAGCTCTGATACACCCTGTAATTGTATTACCACTAATACCGCCATACTGAATAGTTTCGGCATCTATCTTAATAAAACCAAATTGAGCTAAACCCACTGTACTTGATAATGTAATTGTTTCAGGGTTTGCCGCTGTTGACGCAGTAGCAGTTAGTGTTTCATTTAAAGTAATTGTAGTAGGGTTCTCTTGACCACTTTGTCTGTTGATCCACACTTGGATAGGACGACCTGTTGCATTCTTATTTGGTATTGTAATGTAGGTAGACTCAGAAATACGGTTAATATTAATATCTTGTTGATTCTGTCCTGTGCCTGTACGCGTGACCATATCAAGTAAATCAATCGTATCACTTGGTAATGCATACATAATTTGGTTTTGGTTTAACTGAATTTGACCTGGTTCTACAGTCCATAAATTAATACCGCGATTAGCCCACTCAATAGTAAGCAAGTTTAAACTACGTCTTGCAGTTCTTAAATCATAGCCCGTACGAAGTTCTTGACCACATCTTTCAAATGCGTCTTCTACTAGATTGTTTAAATCTAAATTAAAACTCGTGGTTCCTGTGGTTAATTGCGCCATTATTTTTTACCTTTTGGAAATCCAGCTTTCATGTTTGCATACGCTTTAGGGTCTATTGTAGACTTTGATTTAGGGCGTGATATGCCTTTTTTCTTTCTAGCATTTATATTTGCATAAAGTCCTACAGGACCGCCTTCTTTAAACTGAGTAAAGTCAGTATTATCACGACGTTTTTTAACAACACCTTTTGGCATTGTATTCTCAGTAGCATTAGGTATTTTAGTTTTTTTTATAGCACCCATTCCTCTGCTTGCTCTCATTACGATCTCCTTAAACTAGCTAATCCGCCAGTCCTAATATTAACAGGTTTATACTCTTCTGGACGTCTTGCTGTCGCAGTTGTTGTCGGTGTTGCTGAGCTTGCTTCTACAGGTCTAAATGAACCCATGGATGCAGTAGTTGCTGGTACCATACCACGTTCAGCAGGTCCTCTTGGTGCTCCGCCTTCCACAGGTTGATAAGGACTTGGTGCAGGGGCTGGTGCTTCTGGTGGCTTAATAAAAGAAAATGGGTTAGCCATCGTAGGTGCCGCTGTACTTGTTGGTGAAGCAAAAGGTTGGAAAAATGGGTTATTCTCTCTTCTAGCAAACTGAGCTAATTCATAAGCTTTATCTTTTTCTCCAAACCCAAAATCAGCATACTGAATAGGTAAGTAACTAGCATTACTACTTTGTGCTTGGGGTTGATACTCACCATATGCAGACTTAATATCTTCAGTCAAATAACTTGGTAAATCTGGTCTTGCTCCAGCATAAGGTGTAGTAGCTGGATTAAAATCACCAATCGGTTTATATGCACCACTTTGTGGAGCTACTGACAACATGCCAGGACTGAATGATTTTTGTAAATTAGCTTGAGCTAATTCATCGCCTGCCATCTTACCATATATATTTTGATATGCATTAAAACCTGATGTACCTTGTGCACCTTGTGCTTCTGGGCTATACATATTACCCAACTCAGGAAGAACGTTATATACACCTTTATTACCTTGCACAAAATATTTAGATGCGTCATATGGTTCACCACCATAACTATATAAATCTGACCCAAAAGAAAATCCTGGAGGAGGAGCAGCTAATGCTCCTGAAGCGTCTGTAGCACCATATGTAGGAACCCCACCGCTAGAACCCCCGCCACCGCCGCCACCGGAATATCCACCTGTCAAGGCTGTGCCCGCAATAGAGCTAAGAGCTCCCATAGGACCTCCGGTAATATACCCAGCTACTGGACCCGCAATTTTACCAACGCCAGGAATCGCACTAGCAGCAGATGATATTATTCTAGCTGGAGACGTTATTGCTTTTACTGCACCGCCCATAGGGTTTCCTTATGCTCTTGTTTTGCCGCGAATAGCAATGCCATCTGCGCGTTTAGAAGCTGATGAAACTGAGCCGCCTTTTTTATAGTTCTCATCAAACTTTTTAACTTCTGTACTTACATCATACATAGCTTTATTTTTACGATAGGCTTCAGGATCTTTCATTTCTTCCATCTTCATTTGCTTTTCTTCAATTTTAGCTTTTTGTTCTTTTGATGGTGGAGTAATATCCTTAACAAACTTTTTAATTTTTTCAATAACTGCCATAATATTCTCCTAGCAAATCTTGCCTTTTGTTTTACCTTGCTTAGCAATACCGTTAGCTTTTGCTAATTGAGATACTTTACCACCAGTAGCATAACCACACATACCACCTTTTTTCATTTTGTGTTCTTTCATTTCTTCTGCTTTGGTTTCTTTCTTTTCGTGTTTCATCATAGCAGCTTTAGACGCGTATTTTTCGCCTGTGCCTTTTTCTATCATGCCACCTTTTTTCATTTTATGCATCGATGATTCATGACCTTTAACTTCTTTTTTAGCAATTACTTTTGCATCTGATTTTGTTGCACATGCTTTAGCCATACCGCCTTTTTTCATGTAGCCCATTTTATTTCTAGCCTCCGTTGGTAATTTTGATAATCCAGGATTTTCACTTGCGTCTACTGCTTTTAGTGATCCACCTGATCCGAACTTCTTAGTTTTATCTGCTTTCATAAACTCTTCTCCTACTGATTTTGATATGCCAACTTTTTTAGCAAACGATGGATTGTTAGCTACAGCTGCCATTAAGTTATGTTGTTTTTTAGATTTACTTGGCATTTAATCAGCCTTTGTATCTGTGTGTTGAACTTCTACTTCAACTTTAGTTTCTTTTTTACTAGGCTTGATAGTTTCGACAACAACTTCTGTAACTTCTTCTGTAACTTCTGAATGAGTAATTTCATCTAATAATTCCTTTTGTTTTTTCATTTTAAACACCTTTTCTATAAAAGCTTTCATACTATTTTCCTAACCAGTGGGTTACCATCCAACTTATAACGCCTGAAATAATAGTGGCAATAGCAATGAATACTTTCCAACCGCCTTTGATTTCTTCTAGTGTTTTTTCAATTCCATCTAGACGTGCTTTTAGTTGTTCCATGTCTTCCATAATACTATCCACATCTGATTGAATATGTTTAATCTCAACACCGTGTTCTATAACTTCACGTTCTGCACTCATTTGCAATTCCACCTTTTTAAAGAAGCAGCCTTACGAGTAGGTCTACCTTTTTCATCTTTCATAGGACCGGGCATACCAGACATCCTAGCACAAAACGACTTCTTACGAGGTCCACCTTGTGGTTGAGGAGCCTTTAGGTTTGACCCAGTAGCTGCGTTATACTTTGCACGACCTTTAGCCGTGAGACCTGCACCTTTCGATACAGGAAGTTTTTCACCGCGTCCAATTGCTAAGCTAGGACCTTTTTTCTTATTAGCCATAAATTATTTGCGCTGAATCCATATTAACCATGTAAGCATATACACCTGTTTCAGCTCTTATGCCTTCACCTGGAATGAACGGAACGTTGGTAAATATATCAGTGGCTACAGTTTCATAAGTAAGTAACCATTTACCAACAGCATATACGGCTGCAGTGCTAGCAATACTACGCGAGTTAATATCTGTAAGGGTAAATGTATCTGAGCCTGTTTTAGTAATAGAATAAGTACCATCAGTAGCTGAAACACCAGAATTTGCTAAAAAGTGAATCCCTATAATATCGCCTGTATTTAATCCGTGCGCTGTTTTCGTTACTGTTACAGTATTAGCTGTTTGTGCGTAAGTTACGCTTGATGAAACAGGTGTTGAAGACGTATCAAATAAAGTTACATATCCAGCAGTAGCTGCTCCTGCAAATGATAGACCTTTAACACGTACAGGGTAGTTTACGAAATAGCCACTAGAATTTAGGTGTGCTTGTTTTACATCATATTGCATTGCCATATTTATTCCCCTTTTGTTTCTTTGGCGTCTAATCTTTCCACTAATGCAGTATATGCATCGATGGCGCCCTGAGAAGCTGTAACAAAACTAGATGCTTGATTACGCTCTGCCTCAAGACGCTTGATCTCAGACAAAAGAAACTCTTTTGTAATTTCCATTTATTAAGCTGCTGCTGAAACCATTAAGTAGTATGCAGTGCCTGTTGAGTCAACAATTTTAATTGTCTTAGTAGCTGATACTGAAACGGCATTTGCAACCATTGCTGCTGGAACATTAAATAGATTTGATAAGCCTGTACCTGCACCGCTGTTTGTGAATCTAATCCAAGAAGCGTTTGATGGTAATGTAGCGCCTGCACCTACGTCAGAATCTGCTTGAATAGCTGCAACTGTACCACCAGATGTAACACCTGCTGCTAAACCTAAAGTAGCACGTAAAGCATTAGCTGCACCTGTGATTGAACCGCCTGTATTTACTGATAAAGAAACATGAGAACCATTAGTTGTTTGACCTGCACCTTGTGCTGCAGTTACTACTGAGAAAACTCTTAATGTTTCGCCTGCGCCTGCGCCTGCAAATGTTAGTCTATTATAAGATAAGCGCGTATCACCTGATGTTGCAGATGTAGTTGCATATGATTGATTGATATTTTGTGCTGTTGTTACTACGATTGGATCTGTTGCTGTACCGCCGATAAAACCGTTTTGGGACGCGACTGGTCCGCTAAATGTTGTTTGTGCCATTTTGATTTTCCTTCATACAAAGTTAGGCTCATTAGTCTTGTATGCGTCTGCCGGGACAGTCTAATGAACCGGGTAACCCGGATTCCCAAATAATACCTGAATTGGCACTATTTGCAAGTATTATAGCACGTTATAAAAAGAAAAAGGGGGCATTAAGCCCCCTAATTCAGTACTAAATTAATAGCAGTCTGTTACGATAACCATTACTTGTTCATTACGTACATAGTTACTTCAAAGCCAAATCTCATTTCTGTAGCTGCTGGTTTAGTCCACATAGTAGTTCTCCTAAAATTTTATACACACCGTGTGTATAACCGTATTATGACCCGCACGATTAATAGTGCTATAGAGAAAACCATGAAAAAAGGACCTGTGTTTTAAGCAGGTCCCTTAGTAGTACGTAGCCAGTTGCTAATTAAGCACCTGGTGAACCCCACATACCGAGAGGATCAGACCAACCGAATGAATAACGCTCACGAGCCTTGTAACGAACGTTACCTGTATCGAAGTCACCATCCATAGAAGTAGATAACGGAGTACGCACAAAGTGTTTCATGCCGTTAGGTACATCAGTTGTTAAGAAGTATGAATCGCTGTCTGTTAAGAAGTGGTTAATTGCGTAACCTTCTGGAATTGAACCATTATTCTTAATAGCATTGATATCATTGTCAGCTGTTGAAACACGAAGTTCAGTTTCGAGCAAGCGAGTTGCAACGAATTGATTACCTGGTGGAACAATTAACTTACGTGGTTGAGCAGCGATTAAAAGACCACGCTCATCAGTCCATGCAGCGATTTGAATAACAGCGTTTTCTAGTGCTGTTTCGTTCAAGTCTGTTGGAGTTGCTTGAGTGTTGCTGTTAGTGCCACCTGAAACAAGAGGATGAGCTGTGTTAAATAATGAAACACCATCACCACCGTTGTAAGAACCAGAAGTGTTGAAGCCATTATTAAGAACTGCAGCAGCCTTAACTTGTTTTGTGTAAGCCATAGCGCGAGCTAAAGCCTTTGTGTAACGAGCTGATAATGTGTCATACAAGTTATCTTCTACAGCTTCTTCAGTTAAGCTGAAGCCAAGAGCGATAGTTTGATGATTGTATCGAGCTGTCCAAGCTTCTTGAGCATTGTCATAAGCGATTGCTGTGCCTTCGTTTTTGACTGGTGCTGCTGAGAAACCTGAAAGTTTTGTTTCTTCTTCGAATGAACGCTCTGAAGTCTCTGTTTCATAAACTTCTTTATGTTCTTCGCCATAACGCTTGTACTCTAAACCGAATAGCGCGTTAAGTCCTGGTAATAGCTCTTTTAGGAGCTGTGCACGTGAAATAGCCATGTTCTTTTCTCCTTAATTAAGCTGTGTAATTAACGCCGGTAAGGGCAGTCAACTGTGGGTTGTTAATTTTAACAAGTACTTCTGGATAAAGTACTGTAGAGCCTGACAAATAAGCTGTGTCTGGAACTACTGCAACTACTCTCCATGGTAATGTTGTTGCTGAGCCCGCACCAGTACTAGGAATAACACATGATGCTTGTGAATTACCTGTTGTTGCTGAGCCAGTACCGTTTTGAATTTCAGCTAAGTTTGTACCAACAATAGTTGCATTAGCACCAACTACTACTGTAGGAGCGCCTGAAACTGTTAATGCTACTTTAAATTCAGCTGATGCATCAACAACTACATAAGCAATAGCATTAGTAACGCTAGTACCTGGGTAGTATTGAGCTTGAACTGTTTGACCAGATGAATTAGTGTATTGAAAGCCAGTTGCAACACCGATAATAGTGCCGGAAGTTGTAGCTGCTGATAATTCAATTGTGCCGCCCGCTACGATTTTGACTGAAGAACCGTTATAAATTGCAGTATTGTAACTTGACGCAATTGGGATCTGTAAAGTTGCCCCAGCGTACGCAATACCGTCATAACGATTAATTGGTTCAAAACCATAAGGACTGTTAATGGTTGGATATGCCATTTTAATCTCCTTAAATGTTTATATTATTTACCTTTACCGAATGAAGTCGTTGCTTTTGACTCTGCGAAGAGAGGCATACGAGGATCATTCTGTTTCATAAAGCTGTTGTCAACTGCATCGGCTTGTTGTTTTGATTTTGTCTCATAATAAGCCTTACGTTGTGCAACAAACTCTTCTGGGATCTTGCATAATAATAGTCCACCAATTTCAACGCCGTCTTTAAAACGGGAATTTTGGTCAACCATTATTCTCATTTCAGGGTGGTCCGCTAATTTAACGGGTTCCCATCCTTCACGCATTTTTGAAGAAACATTTAGATTATCAGCGTCGTTAAGAAGACTTGTTCTAATCCATCGATAAGCCCAACCAGGTACCTTTTTAAATTCAGGCAATAATGATGCAGGTTTCCAGCTATCAGGTCTTTGAAATTCTTCTCTTGTTTGTAATTCACGATCTTGTCTGTTTGTATTATCCATTTGCATTCTCCAATTTTAAAGTTTCTCTTGCATATTGTTCCGGTGTTAGACCAAATTTCTTGGCTAACGCTACTTGTGTCTTCGTCAGACGCACTTTTTTTGGCGCGGTGCTACGCGTTGCCGGAGCAACTACATTCGAAGGTTTTGTGCGCTGGGCGGGTTGGTCCTCGTCTAGCGTTGCATCCCCATAGTATTCTGGGAATCGTTTCTGCATCGTACTATCTATACGACGGTAATATTCGTCAGATGTGGGATCTATACCATTTCTAACTAATTTTTCATGTACACCTAAAGCAAGACTTGTCATTTCTTCGTCTTTACCAAACCAATCATTTTTATCTTGCCAAGCAAGTGCTTTATTGTCTGGTTTTGGTGCTTGAGGTCTGTTTTCCTGTATATATACCTCTTTTTCATCCTCTTGTAAAGTGTTTTTATATTGAGGGGTATATCTTTGCGCTTCTGACAGTCTAAATTGCGCATCATTCATTTTTTGTTGCGCTTCAATAATCTTTTCAGAATCACCTAAATCATAGGCTTCACGATAGTCTCGTTTAGCTGAATGTAATTGCTGTTCTAACGCACCTTTTAATGTATGTAGATAAGTCTCTTCACCACTACTTAAAGTAGTTTTAAGTTTCCTATTTTCTTCAGCAATTTGTTGAGCAAATTTAATTGCTTCTTGGCGTTCTCGGTCAGCTGATTCTTTAGCACGTCTTTCGTCATGCCAAACTTTTTTAAGCTGCGCCATTCTTTGTTTAACACGGTCAGAATAATCTTCTAAAGTGTCATTTTCTAATTCTTCTACTTTATCTTTAGGTAAAGGTTCTTTACCTTTATCAGCCGCTGGGGTATCGTCTTCGATTTCAAGATCAATATCGTCTGCTTTTGTTTCTATCTTAACTTCATTTTTTTCAGTTTTAATAGAAACTTCTTTTTCATCAGGAAACTTATTACCTGGTATTTCGTCATCATCTGGATATTCAAAAACAATATCTCCATCTTTTACGTCAGCCATATATTACTCCTTATGCGCGAGTGTAGCCGCGAGGATCTTCAACAACCCCCTCAACTGTATCGTCGTTAATAATGCGGAATTCTCTTCCGTGAATTTTAAATCTAGTACCCGCGTATGCACGCGTTAAAACAAAATCACCTTCTTTACACCATGGACCTGTAGGAAATCTGACTTCATCTTTATAAGCTAAGTCGCCTACTTTTACTACAAATAAAACTACAGTCGAATGTTCTTCTATAGATTTAGCACCGGCTGCTTTAACAATACCGCCTTTATAGGTTTCTTCTGCTTCTGGAATTGCACACAAAATTCTATAGCCTTTTGGGTCTGGAAGTTGTAAACCTCTTTCTTCAATTGGTATATCTTCTGCATCTACTTCATTTACTGTTGGAATAATAATTGGTCTGCCATTAGCATCAACCAAGTTCTTATTCATCGTAAGGATTTGTTCACTCATCTTCAAACGTCTCCATTCTTTGTGCGAGGTCTTTAATCAAACTTTCTGCTACGGATAAACCTCGAATATATCCGGTCATATTTTGGTACGAAGCAAAATCTTTTGCCGCTCCGTCTCCTAAATTATTTAAAACTGTTTTGCGCTGATCATCTATTCGAGACAATAATAGCTCTAGCGTTTGGTCCATGTGTTACTCCTTAGGTTGTGTTTGTTCCTTTGTTAGATTTCTATCATCTACTTTATGTTTATGTTCCATTAAGCGATCGACCGCATTAATAGCTGTTTCTTTTTCTCTATGGCTATGTTCTTGTTTTTTAAACTCTGCGTCCATACCTAAACGGGCACCTTGTATTAGTTGTTCTCCTTCAAGTCTATTCTTATCTAGCGTTGTTTTAGATCCAACTTTAATACCTTCAAGTCTTTCATGAGAAGCAAGTTTTTCTTTTTCAAGTTCAAGTTTAGCTTGATCAAGTTGAATATCTGCTTGAGTTTTTTGAGCTTTAATTTGTAAGTCTTGAGCTTTAAGTTGTAACTCTTGTTGTTGCATTTGAACTAAAGGATCTTGCTGTTGTTGTTGCGCTTGTTGTTGTTGCATTTCTGCTTGATCTTTAGCTAGAAGTTTTTGTGCTGCTGCTGCAGTTAATCTAGATAATTCTAGTTCAACATCTTCCGGTAAGTTTTCGCCCGGTTTTGGTAGCTCTGCACCTAATTGTTCTTCAATTTGTTTTCTATATTCAAACGCAATATGTTCGTTAATATGTGCTAATGCCGCGGCTTGCATTTGTTGAGCCATTGGGTTTTGACTCATCATTTGCATTAACTTAGGATCTTGCATAGCTGCCATATGAACTGCTAAGTGAGCTTGATGATCTTGATAGATAAATGCTTTAGTAGGTTTACCATTAATAATATCCATATTTTCAGATACGGGATCTTTAGGTTTCTTGTCGTCTGCATTAGGAATAAGTTTTCCAATATTCTTAACACCTAGTACTTCTAACATCTGACGATTCAATTCTACTTGATCATAGATTTGTGGATTAGCTTGTGCCATTTGCATAACAGCTTGATATTGCACAACCTTTTGAGACATTGTTGCCGCGTTTGGATCTGATACAGGAATAACTTCACAGCAATCATAATCAGATTGTTTAGCACGTCTATCACCAATTTCTGGTTCGTAGTTATATTCTGGTGGTGTGTAATCGCGAATAATGCCAGCTAATAATTTAAACTCTTGTTTCATTGCATAGTGAATACGAGCTTGTACAGCTGACATCACTTTTAATGTTCTTTCTAATATAGCTAGAGTTGTACCTACTGGAGAGTTTGCACTCATATCAGATACTTTCATATCTGCTGCTGAAGCGAAGCGGCGTCCTTCTTCGATGATTTGATTCATCAATTGATTAAGTACTTGTGAAGGCTCTTTATATGGTAACGGTAAAATGTTGTCACGGATAGCACCGCTTGGTACATCAACGTCACGCCATTCGCCTGGTGCAATCGGAGTATCATCTCCTTTGATACGAAGTCCTCTTGACTTCATACCGCCTGGTAAGTTTGATAGGGTACCCGCGTCAACAAGTTGACGTAAGATCATAGTACCTGATTTGGCGAAAGCACCTATCAAATGAATTAAACCAAAACAATAAAAACCAAAGCCCGGTATGTATCCATAATGAACAAAGTGTTGACGTTTTAATTTTCTGTTATCAGTTGGGTTCCAGTTACGGCGAATAGAGAGTATTGTGCCTGTTCCCTTTTCAATTGTAATAACATACGGAAGGGCTATGCCATCTTCACTATCGCTAAGCTCTGGAATATCTCTTAAGACATGCATCTCAAGTATTTTGTAGCGGTCATCTTCTGTAGGATTGAAACCTAATTTCTCAGCAATCTTTTTCTCAGCTTCATCAATATCTAAGAACGGTTCACCTAAATCTACATCACGATAAAATCCTGCTACTTGTAATTTTCTTAATTCGTTCTTTGTCTTACGCATGACGTGTGTGACACGTTCTGCTGTTTCTAAATTAGATGCACCGTATGGAACCACCATGTCCTCTGCAGGAACATACATAGCTACTTGTCTTTCGAACGATGGATCGTAGTATACTTTTTTAAACGCATTACCTGCTAAACCTAGTCCCCATAACATACGTTCATGTTCAGGTCTGTACTCAGGCATCATGTCAGTCAACTGATAGTTCATGTCATCTTTAACACGTTCAGCTGCGTCTTCTTTTTCTTTTGTTTGTTTACCTACGATTTGTGTTTTGACTGGACCTGCCGCTGGAAATGTTTCCATCATGGTTTCTGCTTGGAATTTCACAAGTGCTTCTGTCATCAGTGGATGATAAACGTTACACGCACCTGCCCATGGTTCTGTTCGTTCTTCTACTTTTAATCCAAGTAATTCTAAACCATCTACATAAGTAGTTAACCAATCTTTTCTAGATGAGATATCAGAATCATACTCGCCAATTAAATCTCCAGATAATTCTGTTAACGTGCCTTCATCAAGTTCTTCTGCTAAGTTAGCATTGAATTCATCGTCGCCTACTTCTTTACCAGGAACGATTGTAATTTCCATACTACCGTCATCCAGAGTTACACTGTCAGGATTTTCAATCTCAATACTTAAGTCGGGTGCGCCTGCTGCTAACTCTTCTATACCTTGAGGAGCTTGTGATAAACTTTTATCCATATTAATTGCCATAATTCATTTCCTTATAACGCGTATAATTTCTTTTGAGAACTGCTTCTAAATCCTGGTATATCTTCTGGTTCATCACTTGGTAGACGTATAAAGCCACCTTGTCTAAACCGCATCAATGCTAGTGTTGTGCTATCAACCAAGTCATCATTCGCACCACTAGGAAAATCATTACACTCTTCAATTACTTCATGAGCCCATCGTCTATCGGGAGCCCACACTATACCACTTCTAAACAAGTCTGACACTGCATTCACTCGACTTATTTTATCTTGCCCTTTACCCGGTGTGAACTCACCGACAGGAATGCCCATGCGTCTAAACTCTTGATAGAGCGCCGCACCGTTAGATTTCTTTTCCACTAAGAATGCATCGGGTTCCCACTCTTTATACTCTTGTATACAAAGCTCTTTAAGCTCAGGGAACTCTAGTCGTTGCTTAATACTATTTAATAGTATTATATTATAGTTATTGGTTTCTTCGTTAAAAAATACACCCCAAATAGTTAATGCGTTAAAGTCAGCTCTTGTATTGGCTTCCTGTGCGGCATCTAGAGACATAATGGTAAATTCACATTGAGGCGGATCATCCTTCTCCCATATCTTCCACCACTCTCTTTTAATTAAGGCACCCTCTTCTGACACTGGGTTTTGCATGTACTGAGAATTCCAGTACCGTACATCTAACGCTGCCTTCTTACTTAATAACTCTTCTAAACTCCAGAACTCTGACCACAACGGTTTCATCTCACCATGTTTGTCTTCTATGATTGCCGGAAACTCTACCACTTCCCAGTTATCTACTTCGTCATTCTTAACCATCTGGTTCACAATCTGACCTGTCAAGTCTAGCTTAGACCACCGCGTCATCACTACAATAATCGCACCGCCAGGCATAAGACGTTGTAATGGACCAGACTGAAACCACTCCCAAGCAGGCAGAAAAACATCCGATCGTCCCAACTTGGCGTCCTGCTCGGAATGTGGATCATCAATGATAAACAAATCAGCCCCACGACCAGCGAGGGCACCACCAACACCAATAGCAAAATATTCCCCATTAAAGTTTGTTCCCCATCGTGACGCAGACTTTGAGTCAGCCTGTAGTTCTACCTGTGGGAAGATATCCTTGTAAGCGTCACTACCCACAAGGTTACGGACACGGCGACCAAAGTTAACTGCCAAGTCAGCAGTATGAGATGCCATAATAACTTTCTTGTGTGGATACTTACCCAAAAACCATGCCGGTGCCAAGTAAGAAATAAGCTCTGACTTCCCATGTCGCGGAGCGATGTTAACAATAACGCGTTTCTTTTTTCCCGCAGCAATGTCTTCAAATATCTGTGCCAGTTTTCTATGATGTGCTCCTACCATGTAGCCTGGGTAGACGTGTGCAATGAAATCTAAAAAGTTATCCTTGCCGTGATCTTGTACCCAGTTCTTTTTAAATACTCTTATCTTCTCTAGTGTACTACGCTTCAGCTCCGGCGACATGGTCGGAACCGCTTTCATTAACTCTGCCACCATCGCGGGAGTTAACTTCTCACCCTTAGTCTCCTGTTGTACTTCCATCTACCGCTTCTTGTACAATCTCGTCAAATGATTTTTCTTTTACCTCTTCTATAACAGGCTCTTCAACTAGTTCTGCGTCTATCGTTTGAGGATCTGCTTTTATGAGCCCTTGAGATTTAAATTCATTCAACAGTTTAATCAGTTCTTTCTCAACTTCATCAATACTCTCAACCTTATGTAGGACTTCTGTCTTTTTCTTGAATGCATCAACGCCGTCTACTTCTCCGATAGAACGAAGTGCTGTGATTTGTTCTTTGCGATTACTCTCTTCATCTTGTACTATCTCGACCAACTTATTAACCACGTATAACTTTAACTCTGCTAGGTCATTCACGATCATATGGTTATAGGTTCCCACCATGCCACCTAAGTATGCCATCGTTTCATTTGCGTAATTTATAAATTCTTGCTTTTTCTGTGGATTTGTGACCATATCCCGCGCAATTTCTTCTGCGTCCAGCCTATGTTTTGCATCTGGCGCAATTTCTTCGCCAGTTAAGTCACTAAGTTCCTTAATTGTTGTCGCTCTGACCATAACTTCCTTCTCATTAGTCATACTAGGTAGTGCTTCGTGGGAATTTCGGGGTAAAGGAACGTTTTCTTCTATGTACGGAATAATAACCACATCGGAAGGTGAGTTATGTCCTTGATCTACTTGGATATTTTCTTGATTCATGTGTCGCTGTTACACCTTTTGGAATTAATTGCAGCTAATTTGACTATTCTAACCTAGTTTTTGGTAAAATACTACCATGATAACCCTTCTTTTTACTCAGCCTAACTTAGCCCTTGTTGTTTTAACCTGGACTTTCTGATGAAAACCACGTTAACCTCTAAGAACCTAGAGATTTTGTACAACATGGCATGCCAGCTACCCCCTTTTAACACCCTAAAGATGCCTAAGTCTAACAAAGTCAAGTTCCGAGTCATTAAGAACCCTACTATATATGGCTGTTTTGACGAAGTAGAGATGGCTATTGAAATAAGTTCTGGTTCTTGTGGTCACTTTATCACCATTTTCCAAACGCTTCTCCACGAAATGATCCATTTGCACCTGTACTATAAGGGCGACGATGACTTTGATCAACACGGCGAGAAGTTCCTACGTATTAAAGACGTTTACTCCGAGTTATATAACTTCGATCCTAAAGCTATTTAGTTTTCATTCGTTCTACCCTTTCCCTTCCTTTGAATGAAACTTTACATACGATATTTGACTAATTTTTTTATAGAAATTTTTTGATTGACCCTTTATTTTTCATAGGGGGTGGGTTTGAGATTTGGACTTTTTTGCAGATTGTTTGTGCAGATCAAAGTGTAACGAAGTCGAGCGGAGTCCCAACTTGGTTTTGGGGGGTCGGGGCGGGGTATCCCTAGTAAAAACAGGGTTATAACCTAGTAAACTTTGCTTGAAACCTAGTAAACAAAATAAAGCTTAATAATCAACGATGTTACAAGGTTTATTAATGTAACGCTTGATTGTAACGCGCCTATGACTTTGTTTTAACTAAGTAATAACCCCGCGTTACAATGTTACAAGTAAAAACATAGTATGCCCCCCTGTAAAACTCGGTAAGAACTAAGTCGACGCGACCCCTCTTTGCGCAATGTAACCGATAGAAAAAACAACCCGCTATATAATTTTAAAACCCTGTAACATGTAACATTTTGCATTTTATGCATTAATTAATTAATAATAATAAAATATATTATATATATAAAACAATAACTTAGTAAAACCTAGCCCCGCTTAAAACCGTCGTTTTTTGTGTTTATTAGTAAAGTGAAATAGTGTAACACCTGTAACACGTTATAAAACAATGACTTACACGATAAAACCCGCTAAGTTTACTAAAAACCTGTAACATTTTTTAAAATAAGTCTTACATTTTCGTTTTTCATACGTTTATAAGATTGTAATACTTAGTTTTACTTTTTTAACTTATCGAGGTATATATAGCATGACAAAAAAACAAAAAGCTTTTATCTATGGTTTTATAGCGTTTCAATTGGTTAACATTATTACAGTGTTATCGATCTTACATTTTCATTTTAATAAGTTTTAACCTAGTATTTTAATCAAGTATTACGGGGCGTTTAATTACGCCCTTTTTTGTTTTTACATATACCTTATATATAACCCCCCTTAAAATTAATTAGTAAAATAATAGTTTACATATTTAAAAAATGAGCGTATATTGAGCGATAACCCTGTAAACACGGGGTTTTTAAAATAAAACTATAAAAAGGGGTAAAAAAATGGACTGGAATATAAATAAATTAATAACCAATGATGACTATTTTAGCGAATGGTTTATTGAGAGGCATTTTGATGACTTAGTTAAGTTAGCTCAATTACAGGGCTTTAATCATAGCAATGCCATATTTTTTGAATTACATAATATCTATTAAGGGGTAAAAACATGAATCAATTAAATAATGATATCGCGCAAAATATAACAAATAGAATTTTAACTGAGTTAGAAAAGGGCGTGGCGCCGTGGGTGAAACCATGGAAGGCGGGCGAGGGCTTACCGTTTAATCCAGTCACTAAAAATATTTATAACGGCGTTAATTTTTTCTATCTTAGTTTATTACAATCAACGGGCGAGTTCGGCGCCTCGAATGAATGGTTGACATATAAGCAAGCTCAGAACCTAGGCGCGCAAGTTCGCAAGGGTTCGAAAGGCGTCAACGTCATATTTTATAAGCCCCTCGAGATAAAAGACAAGTCGACGGGTGACCTCAAAAAAATACCTATGTTAAAAAGTTATACTGTATTCAATAGGGACGCGGTCGACGGGTTACCCGATCAAGTAAAAGAGATCAAGCCCGAATTCGAGGTTTTAGAATCATGCGAGGCATTCATTAAAAATACACGGGCAACGATAAAACACGGCGGGGGGCGCGCATGTTATATACCTTCACTCGATCAAATAAACCTGCCCGAAAAAGAATCATTTAATACTAGCGCGGATTATTACGCGACCGCTTATCATGAATTAATACATTATACAGGATCGGAAAAACGCTTAGCACGTTTAAAAAATGATTCGTTCGGGTCCGAGGGTTACGCCTTTGAAGAGCTTATCGCCGAGCTAGGCGCCTCAATGCTTTGCGCGTATAACGGCATTAATGCTCAATTACAGCATGCGAGTTACATTGATTCATGGATTAAAGCGCTAAGGGGCGACAAAAAATTCATTATAAGCGCAAGCGCGAAAGCTCAAAAAGCCGTGAATTATTTATTAAACGTTGAGGGGGTCGAGCATGAATAACATTTTTTATACTCATTACATGAAACGGGACGGGGCAATTTATAAGGACTTAGCATTCATGCAAAATAATTTTGAGCGCGTAACCTATTTATATAGTTTATTTTTTGAATCACGGCACGCGAGGGCGAAAAAGTTTTATTTAAGATTGATTAAATTTATTAATAAAAGGGGGGTGTAATTATGTTATTTGAATATTATTTTGAAGGTAAAAAACCGAGTTACGCGCAAGTTAAAAAGTGCGCAATTGAGGCAATTAAACAGGGTTACCCATTAATAGAGATATCATGGGGCGAAAACTGGATAGCGTTAGAAAATAACCTAGGGCATATTACAGGGCGAGGCTCAATAAAATCAATAATAGGTGGTAACTTAGCGGAAGAGCTAAGCAAAAACGGGGGGTATTTATAATGGAATATTTTCAAGGCGACGAGGTTTTTTATAAGGATATCGATAACAATATATCCACGGGCTATTATGTAATACGCGAGTTTATAACCGATCAAATAGTTTTATTATCTGATAACCACGGGCGCGAACTTGAGGCTTTTTTAACTGAGTTATCTTAATTACAAGGGGCATAGCATGGAAAACATTTATATTATACAGGCGCAAAGTGATAACGACTTATTATGGTCAAACGATATTGGATGGGTCGACGACTTACAGCAAGCGGATAAATTTACCGAAAAAGAAAAAGAATCATTGCATTTACCAATAGAGGGGCAATGGATAGAAAAACACCAATATTTTAAAAGGGGTGAATAACATGGGTCAATATCATAAAGTATATAACATAGATAAAAAAGAATATTTTAGAGCGGACTTTTTAAAGCTCGCCGAACAAGTCGGCACGAAAACGTCGACGACCGCGCTTTTTATGTTAGTAGCAAATAGCAACGGGCGGGGCGGGGGTGATTTTCGAGATCATGAACTAATAGGAACGTGGGCGGGTGATAGGATCGTGGTTCAAGGTGACTATGCCGAAAAGGGCGACCGAGGATTCATAACCGATAAGGAAATTGAAACTTATAAAAACATAAGCGACGCGGTATGGCAAATGGTCGACGCGGGTTTAGAGGGGTATTTATAAAATGAAAAAAGAAAAACTAGCGGACGAGATATTAAAAGCACTCATGCCGAAAAGCCTTAAAAGAAAAATAAATAAGATAAGAATTAAATTAAAAATTCAAGACGATCTATTCAAAGACGAGCTATTAAACGAGATAAAACCATATGAGAAAATTTTAAGGGGTGAATCATGTATAAATTATTAAGCGTAAACAGTGACACCAAAACAATTAAAAGTAATAAGGCGGGATTCTTAACGGGTATTTTATACCTAGCGCCCTATGATTTAAGCGGGGTAAACCTTTGCCCCTTTGCTAAGGTCGCCGAGTGTCACGTTGCCTGTCTTAATACGGCGGGGCGGGGCAATTTTAGCAACGTTAAAAGCGCGAGGTTGAGGAAAGCAAAACTATTCAACGATAACAGGGGCGAGTTTATGGCTCAATTGATCGAGGATATTCACAAGTTAAAAGCGCAAGCAAAAAAGAAAAACATGCAAGCCGTGGTTCGACTTAATGGAACGAGTGACATCGAATGGGAAAAGATTATGCTAGGTGAGTTTAATATATTCGAGCTTTTTCCCGAGCTACAATTTTATGACTATACCAAAAACCCGAATAGGAAAAACTTACCGGATAATTATGATCTTACTTTTTCATATAGCGGGGTACAATCCTTCATTAAGTTTAATAGGCAAGCGCTAAGTAATAACATGCGCGTGGCGACGGTGTTTAAAATCTTACCGGTTGAATTTGAGGGGCGCCCTGTTATCAACGGCGACGATCACGACGCTAGATTTATAGAGGATAAGAATATAATTGTAGGATTGAAAGCTAAGGGCAAGGCGCGACAAGACAAAACGGGTTTTGTGATTGCATAGTATGATCGAGCTTTATAAATTAGTTTACCCTGTCACTTAGTGACATCTCAAGGGCATGGATTAAAACCCCATGCCCTCTTTTTTTATTTGGCGGGCGAGGCTTAAAAAGAATTTGAAACCAGTGGTTAAAGAAGGCGGGCGAGGGAAGAGGCATAGCGAGCGGGGTTTAAACCTAGAGGGAAGGCGAGGGCGAGACTTAGCGCTTATCAAAACCCCCATAAAATTAATTAGTAAATAATACTTGACATGATAAAAACGCAAGCGTATATTGATTAACGAGGTAAACACAAAGGGAGGTTGAGCATGAACTTATTTAATGAGATTAACAGAGTGACAACACAATTATACGGAGGGTATATGACAGAGTTATGGTATGAGGCACTAGATAAAAAGGGAAGGCGACTAGGTTTAATTCATGCTAAGAACGAAGAGCATGCAATGGAAAAAGCACGCCATGAATTTGGACTAGCGGTGATTGAGGTTGAATATATAGAGGAGGAAGTCAGATGAAACGATTCACTATAACAGCGAGCGAAAGAGCCATATATCAAACGGACATTGAAGCAGAAACACAAGAGGAAGCCATGAAAGAATTTTATGAACGCATGTCATACTTAGAACCCGAAGACTATCGAGATTTTCAAATAGAGCATGTGGGAATGGAAGATATTAAAGAGGAGGCAGTATGAAAAAGAAATATAAAGTAAGAGTGTTTTATAACGCATGGCAAGACGTAGAAATCAAAGCGGAGAATGAGGAAGAGCTAAGCGATATCATAGAAGAACTAAGCACAAACAACGTGAACTTGCAATTAGATTTTTACGAGGAGTTAGAAGATAACAAAACCCCAAAATGGTTAGGCGGATTTGAAATTGAGGAGGACAAAGAATGAGTAAAGAATGGACGGCAGAGAAGTTTGAACCCGCAGTTGAAACCGAGTTTGACGATTTAGATGACGGCGTGACGTATTGTGTTTATTGCTATGATGAAGTGCCCGAGTGGAAAGGCAGTTGTTGTGGCGAGAACCATTTTTTAACAGGCAAAGAAATAAAGGACTATGAAAAAGAATTATCTTACATAGACAAACGAGTAAAAGGGGCGTCAACATGAAACTTATTAACGGCACAGAAATGATAGACAATTCACCTAATGAAAAAGCGGGTGAGTTAGCAGAAGCAATCTATGATGATGTATTATTTATTTTAGACATAGAACATAAGTGTATCCAAGATGACGAAGATGGCAACACAAGTAATACAGAATACGGACAAGACTTATTTAATGGTATCTACGAACAATGTATGAACTACTTTGAAAGGGAAACAACATGAGCGATTTAGAAAGAGACTTAGACCCACCCGAACCACAAGAACCTGTACGCATTAAATCATGGTGGATTGGGGTTAAATGGGAAGACGGCAGAATAGAAGAGATAGCACTACCGGAAGCATTTAGACAAGCGGGCAGTGACATCGAGGGATTCTTAGATGAGGTTGAGTATGAATACAACCGTGATATACTAGAACACCAAGCACAGAAATATGGAGACCCCGATGGTGACTACTAAAAAAGAAAAGCAATACATAGTAGAACAAGTAGTAGTGACAGGCTATGTCATACACACGAATGGCAGGAAGACGCCGTTTGCATTCAACAAGGACGATTTAAAACCTAATGATTTACTAGGTATCTTTGACGGAGTAAGGAGGATTTTTAAATGACACAACATCAGATCAACGAAGAAAAGAAACGCAAGTTTGAGGAAGACATTATAGAAGTAGCGGTAGCTGAGTATTACGAGTATGTTGAGACGCATAATAGAACAAGGTCAGAGAAAGATGCCAAGATGTTTTATGATGCGATGCGACTAGGTATTGTAAGAGGTATTAACTTTGCAACAAATCAGTATATGCAATCATTAAAAAACTTTGAGGAGAAAAAGAATGGCGACAACTAAAATTATGGAAGAAGTGCAAAAAGGAATGGCAGAACGATACGACAAAGAGTTTAACGAGATTAGATACTTTGTTGATGAAGCATACGAACTAGGATTAGCAGATGGCAAAGAACAAGCAAAAGCAGAGATCATTAACTTAATTAGTGGAGATAAGAAATGAGCCAAAGACCAAAACATAGAATGATGAGTAGCATGGATTATGATAGAGAAATTTACATGAGCGAATACACACCAATTAACAAAGAACATTACAGACGACTAAGAACTTGTGCGGTTGTTTCACTTGGTATTAACTTGTTTCTTTTACTTGTGATGGTGATAAGATGATTACGACTAAAGAAGATGCATTAGTAGAAGCTATGGTAAGAGCAGTCGTGGCACCAAGTGATGCCGAGTCTGACGAATCTACTAAGTTAGCACTAGAGATAGCAAGGAACATGTCGATAGGCGAGGTGCAAGAATGTCAGCAAAGGGCTATCAAACTTATCGAAATGAAAAAAGAGTTAGATCAGATTTTAGATAGGCACATGAACAGAGATGCAATACATTAAGGAGGAAGTATGATTAAGTTTAGCGTAGTAGTCGAAGTAAGCATGGAAGAAACAAAGTATGAAGAAGTAAAGACATGGGGTGTAGAACCAAGTGATCACGTCACCACCATTATCGCCGAGCCGTTACGAGAAAAGGGCATGGTTGTCAAAGCATATGCAACGGAAGTTGAGCATAGTTTATACGACAGACAAAAGAAATACGCAGATCACCTTGTGCAAGCAGACGCATACAACGATATAGAAAATGAAATCATCGCGCGTGCATGTATCGGAGGTAAATGTGACGATTGATCAAGACTTGGAATACGCAATACAAGAGCAATCACTATTTGAAGATAGTGCGTTGGAAGACGCAAGTGCATACGCTCGCATGATAACCACAGGCGCAGAAAGATTTAAAAAGGAGAAACAAGATGGAAGAAAACAAAGAACTAGTTGAACAAAGCAAAGCAGAACTCAGAGAACATTGGGGTAACCTAGCAAGTAACTTTCTCGTCGGTAAAACCATTCGACGTGTAAGATACCTAAACGATAGGGAGACTGAGGACTTAGCATGGACTAAGAATGGCGTTGTTATTGAGTTTGAAGATGGTCATTGGATAGTCGCTATGAGTGACGATGAAGGTAACGAAGCCGGTAGCATATGGACATCGAGTCAATCAGAACTTAACATCATACCTACCATATGAAACCCGAAGCCAAAGTTAAAAAGCAAGTTAAGAAGATATTAGATGACATTGGCGCATATCACTTTTCCCCGATGAGTGGGGGATTTGGTAGGAGTGGTGTGCCGGATATCATCGCTTGCTATAAAGGAAAGTTCATTGGTATCGAATGTAAAGCCGGAAAGAACGAAACTACGTTGTTGCAAAAACACAACATAAAAGAGATACAACGCAATCAGGGCTTGGCAATCGTGGTAAATGAGGATAATATAGAGGCACTATTAGCTCTAGTAAAGGAGATTGAATGACTAGGTTAAAGAAGATATTACATAGTTACACAGGAAGTAAAGCAGTAAAACATACGGGTGCAGGAGACAATGTTAACCACCCATCACACTACACTCAAGGCAAGATTGAGTGCATCGACGCTATTGAAGAATCTACTAAAGGATTGATAGGCATCAGCGCAGTTTGCGTAGCTAACGTCATTAAGTATATTTGGAGATACAAATTCAAGAACGGTATCGAGGACTTAAAAAAAGCCCGATGGTATCTAGACAAATTAATTTCTCACGAAGAGAACCAATCCTAAAAGATTACTGAAACCAGTGATAAAGAAGAAGGGGGAAGCTTATGCTTGACCAAGCCTTATTGTGCCTAGCCACAACCATTTACATGGAGTCCGCTCATGAGCCACGCGAAGCGCAAATCGCCGTAGGCTACGTTTTAATGCGTAGAGCTGATTTTAATCATAGGAACGTATGTTATGAGATGAAGAGACCCGCGCAGTTTAGTTGGTATGGTTTAACCAAGCCACCTTCGGTGATCCGACAAGAATATAGAAACATAGCATACAAAGTATTACATAGATTAGAAGTAGATTATAGTTATGGAGCCACTCACTTTCATGACACAACAATAAAGAAACCAAGATCATGGACAGGATTGCAACCTGTAGTAAAATGGTCGAATTTAATATTTTATAAACAAGGCGGAAGTAAATATGCAAGAAACCCTTAAACAACCATACGCATGGTCAACGGAGGAATTCAATGTTAATGGTGATTTAGTATGGTCATCGATAACACAGTTCCGCCCCAAAGAGTTGTCGTGGATACGAGACCTTCCTAATAAGAAACATTATATTACGATCACCCCATTATATAAAGACGAAGCAAATGCTGAAAAGATTACAGGAATTAAAAGTTATCGGGAGTCTACACAAAGACTTACTGAAGCTTTTAATGGTCTTTAGTTTAACAGGGTGTGCTGAGATAGCAACCAACATAGCTGTGCAAGGTAGCATTCAGTTGGCGGGTGAGCAATACCTAATCGCACAAAATAAACCTATCACAAAATGTAATTTAGTCAATGTTGCACAAGGCAAGAAAATGTGTAGAATATACAGACAATATAGGAGAGTATGATGGATAAAAAATACGAAGGCACAGGGTTTATCATAGTAGGATTTATATTAGGCGCGCTACTTACATGGGCAATCATGCAATCTATTCATGTGCAAAAGAAATATAGTATGAATCTTAAGTGTGTGCAAGGCGAACTCTATGAAGAGATTAGACCAAACTTTTATGTGAAGTCACACCTTGAATGTTTTGAAGTAAGAACTTTAGCACCATGATTCCATTTAGTTATGCAGTAGTGGACGATGAGGGTGAAGTCATACGCCAATATAGATGGTCTGTCAAGGAAGCTAAATGGTTTACAGAAAAGAATCCTCATGCTAAAGTAATCAGACTTGAGAAAGTAGAACAGGTTAAAGAAGATTTATTTAAATTAGTAGGGGAGTGTTTGTTTTAATGAATAGCAAAAAAACAGATGAGCAAATCATCGAAGCAGTAAATCAGTATATGGAAAAGTATCCAAACGCAACGCGTAATCAAATTGTATTAAACGCCACAGGAACTGCCATAAGGATAAGAGAGCTAGATAAAAAAGGTTTAATTAAATTACCTAAAGCATTACCTAAAGGGGCAAATACCAAGTGGAATGGGTATTTTAATAATACCTCAGAAACAAATACAAAAAGGCAAGGGATGAAATATAACGTATGATGGGAGATGACGCCGACGTAGCTAATGATTTAATGCAACACGCCATCGATGTCGGTATAAGGAACGCACATGAACAAATCAAAAAACCTTCTAATCAGACAGGGGCATGTATCTGGTGTGAAGAACCGATTAAGGATGACCGACGTTGGTGTTCAATTCAATGCCGAAACGAATTTGAAAGCTACCAAAAGAAAAAGGAGAATTGATATGAGTAATACAAGTAACTTTAGTCCGAGTGCAAGAATGGCTATACGAGAATTTGAATCATGGCAAATGAAAGTATTTAAAAAGAATGCTAAGAAAGGCTGGAGATTTTTTAATCCCGATGCGTTTGATAGACCTACACCGCGTTCAGCAAGAGAAGCATGGGGCGCACCATACAAACAAGATAACTTTGAAAAGAATGAAGATAGAAACAGTAAAATAATGTTTGCCGTAGTGGTAGCTATACTGCTATTATTATCAGTCATATAGAGTCAACGGGCGAAAGCACTTTATTTATATATGAAAATTCGTGATGGTATTTTTGCTATTATATAACCGCGAGTAGCCCACCAAGTACCTACAATGCAAGTAGGGTGACCTAAAGCCTCCCCTTTAGTCACATCAACAATACGGCACCGCTATCTGTCGTTTGCATGAGATAGCACTAATTAATAACATAGGAAAACTATGCAACTTGTTACCCTAGATTTCGAAACCTTTTATGAAACAGGGTTTTCACTAACCAATCTAACCACAGAAGAATACATAAGACATGAAAGATTCCAAGTCATCGGCGTGGGTATTAAGATTGATGATGGGGAAACAAAGTGGATTACAGGCACACATAATGCGATCAAGCAAGAGCTGGATACAATCGACTGGAAAAGCTCTGTCCTCTTATGCCACAACACACAGTTCGATGGGGCTATTCTTGCATTCATTTTTAATATCATTCCTGCTGTCTATTTGGATACGTTGTCTATGGCACGCGCTAAACATGGCGTGGACGTGGGTGGAAGCCTCGCTTTTCTTGTGGAGAAATACAATCTAGGTCGTAAAGGCACAGAAGTTATCGACGCTAAAGGTAAACGACTAGAAGACTTTAGCATGAATGACTTAGCGCAATATGGTTCATACTGCAAGAACGACGTAGAACTTACTTACAAATTATTCCAAGTGTTAGCCCCAGAATTCCCAGAGTCAGAGATCAAACTGATTGACATAACCTTACGCATGTATACAGAGCCTGTCTTAGAAGTCGACGATGGCTTATTGCAAGACAGATTAGAAGAAGTCCAACTAGAAAAGTCAGAGCTATTAAAAGGTTTGATGACAAGATTAGAATGTGATACAGAAGAATGCGTCAGAGGCAAGCTTGCAAGTAACAAACAATTTGCTGAGATACTCACAGAATTGGGCGTTGTAGTGCCTACTAAAATATCTCCGGCAAATGGAAAAGATACTTTCGCTTTAGCCAAGGGTGATCAGGGCTTTCTAGATTTATGCGAGCATGAAGATCCCTTCATTCAAGAATTATGTCGTGTAAGGTTAGGTACGAAGTCAACTATTGAGGAGAGTAGAATTGAAAGGTTCATCGGTATTGGGTCGCGTAATAAGGGCAAGCTGCCTATTCCTCTTAAGTATTACGGCGCACATACGGGTCGATGGGCAGGATCGGACAAAGTTAACTTCCAAAACTTACCAGCAAGAGATAAGAAAAAGAAAGCCTTAAAGAATGCCATCATCCCACCCGAAGGACATCGGGTTATTAACTGCGACTCATCTCAAATTGAAGCAAGGGTTCTTGTATGGTTAGCCGGACAGAACGATGTAGTTAGCTGGTATGAAGAAGGTCGAGATGTATACTCAGAATTTGCATCAAAGATTTATGGCAAGACAATTACTAAAGATGATAAGACTGAACGTGCGGTAGGTAAGACTTGTATTCTAGGACTAGGCTATGGCACTGGATGGAGTAAGCTACAACAGACGTTAAAGATATCGGCAGGTGTGGATTTAGATGACCAAGAATGTAAACGGTTAGTAGGCGTGTATCGCCAAGTTAATAATAAAGTAATTGACTTATGGAAAGCATGCGATGATGCACTACAAGACATGTCGTTATGGAAAGACGGAAAAGAACCCTATTACTTAGATGCACGTAAGTCCTTACTCATTACACCTAAAGGTATTAAGTTACCTAACGGTCTTTATATCTATTACCCTGATCTTAAATGGGATACCTCAGAAGCTAAATCTAAATTCACATATAAGTCTAGACGGGGTGTTAACTCTATATGGGGTGGATCAGTCGTAGAGAATGTAGTTCAAGCACTAGCACGAATTATTGTAGGCGAACAGATGATAGAGATTAATAAGAAGTATCGACCTGTGCTCACTGTTCACGATGCGGTAGTCAATGTTGTTCCAGAGGCAGACGTGGAAGAAGCTCTCTCCTTTATAATGTCCACTATGTCAACTCCTCCTATCTGGGCAACAGGGCTACCTGTAGCGTGTGAGGCACATGACGGAGCAAGTTATGGAGAGTGCTAATGCCGTATAAAGATTTAGCTACGAGACGAGAAAGACGAAAATTTCTAAATCAATTTACTTTAGAAGAAAAAGAAATATTAAAACAAAAGAAACGAATGGAAACGCAATTAATATTAATTGCGGTTAAAGAAAGCAAGGCAAAAAGAAAATGTTTAAGAAAAGAATTTGCTTGGCGTAGAAGAAACATACGAAAAAAAGCATATATTAAAACTGAAAAGGGGCGTGCTCTTAGACGGGCGATAATAAAAAGATACCTTCAAAATAATCCACTTGCTCGAAAAACTAAACAAGAATGGAAGAAGCGATGGAACAAAACCGAAAAAGGTAAAGAAGCCCAGCGGAGAAAAAATAGAACCCCTAGCCAACGTGCATTAATTGCAATAAAAGATGCTAGAAAAAGAGCAATAGAAAAAAATATGACGGACTTTGACAAGTTTGTTTTAAAAGAAGCCCATTTGTTAAGAATATTAAGAGAAGAATTGTTTAATACTAGGTGGCATGTAGACCACACAATACCTATATCTATAGGGGGAACAAACGTTTACAACAATATAGAAGTAGTACCTGCTAAATGGAATTTAAATAAGAGCAACAAACATTCAGAAAGATATTTTAAATGAAGCCATACTATGAAATAGGTAAGAAATCTACCATTACCAACAAGCTATTTGATATAGCAATATCACCGGGCGACTGGCTACCTTACTATCATTTTGGTGCAAGGCTAATACCACCTGAAGTTTTATATGAAGACCCATTCTTTATATGGCTGTCCCAAAGATATAACTATATTGTGGGCATCTTAAAGTATGATCCCTATACTTGCTATGATTGGCACACAGATACAAGACGCGGTGTCGGTGTCAATATGTTACTTACCCCCAATACGAGAAGTTTTTGTGCGTTTAAGTTTGATACAGATCAAATCGTTTCTACTATTCAAGAGTTAAAATACAAACCTGGCACTTATTATTTATTTAATACGCAAGTGCCTCATACGGTGTATAATTTTGAAACGACCCGATACTTGATGAGCATTGAATTTGCTAAAAATAAAGATGAGTTAAGCTTCAATGACTTATTAAAGGACATACAGACCAATTATGAATGAACCAAACTTTGAATTATTATTCCCGACCCCTGTTATGTTTAATAACATCGGCAGAGATTTTACTAAAAAAGAACTTGCATATATAGAAAGCCATTCAACATCTACCAATCGTAACGTAGGCAATGTTACATCTAACAACAATTACATACTTAATGAGCCTGAGATGGCGGATTTAAATAAGTTTGTGACTGAACAGCTTAATGAATATGTTAAGCGTGTATATAAACCTAAATACCCAGCCGAAGCTTTTGTTACACAGTCATGGCTTAATTGGACTAAGAAAGGCGAATTCCATCATAAGCATGAACATCCAAATAGTTTTATATCAGGCGTATTTTATATATCTACTGACTCGACTAAAGATAAGATTACATTTCATAGGTCAGGTTACAAACAACTGCAATTAGCTACTGATACCTTTGACATTATGAACTCCGACTCATGGTGGTTTAATGTTAAGACAGGCGGTATAGTTATGTTTCCTTCAAGCTTAACGCATCATGTAGAAGATGTAATAGCCGACGATGTAAGAGTTAGCCTTGCATTTAATTCTTTTATTAAGGGAACTTTAGGCGATAACAAATCATTGACAGAGTTTAAAAATGGATAAGTTAACAGACTATATCAAAGTATATCCATGGCTTGATAAAGAGTTATGTGACCAAATAAGAAAAGAAATAGATGAAGCTACATGGAAACAACATGTATTTTATAATGCCGATGGTAAGTATGTAACTCAAAGTGGTGACCAAGAACTTGATGTGTCATGGGATAATATTGCAACACGCGACAAACTTACACAAAAAGTATGGGAAGCTATCAGCCAATATATCCTCACCGACTTTAAAAACGATTACTTTAATGGGTGGCAAGGTTTTACTCATATAAGATTTAATCGATACAGAGAAGGTAAGACTATGGCTAAACATTGTGATCACATACATGATATGTTTGATGGTAAAATGAAAGGCATACCGACATTGTCTATCGTAGGATTTCTTAATGATGACTATGAAGGCGGGGAATTTATCATGTTTGATGACATGGAAATTAAATTAAAACAAGGGGACATATTAATATTCCCATCTAACTTTTTGTATCCGCATAAAGTTAATCCAGTGACGAAAGGGATACGAGATAGTTTTGTATCATGGGTATGGTAATGAAAAAAACAGCGAGGAATGATGTGACAGGAGATTGGATGCAATCTAAACCAAACTCAGAACAATTTGAAAAAAACTTTGACTTAATCTTTAGGAAAAAGAAAGAAGTATTACCTGAATATGAACTTAATAGATCGACGGGCAACGTCCAGAAAGTAGATCATGGCGACACAACAAATACACAAGAGTAAACGACATGCTAACCCGTTTAAAACAAAGACGGGCAAGGATAGACTTAAAGCTTTATCTTTAAAAGTTTTATATGAGATGCTAGACAAAGTTAAAGAAGCGGGTAAGAAGCGTGCAAAGATAGCTAAAGAGATTGCGAGAAGGACTCCGGTATAATGGCTGACTTTACGTGGTCATACTCATCTCTCAAGCAATATCAAAATTGCCCTAAACAATATTATGAAATTAAAGTCGCACAGAATTACGAAATTATTCCATCAGAGAAAATGGTATACGGAACAGAAGTACATAAAGCTCTTGAGGATTATGTTAAAGACGGAAAAGAACTTGCAGTCAATTATCTCAGATTTAAAGATGCAGTTGATAGCCTCATTGCTATTCCTGGTGTTAAGTATCCTGAATATGAAATGGCTCTTAATAAAGACCGTACGGTATGTGACTTCACTGATCCTAAACGTTGGGTTCGTGGGATTGTCGATTTACTTATCGTTGATAACGATTATGCTTTCATTGTGGATTATAAAACTGGTAGCAATAAGTATCCCGACCCTAAACAGTTAAGGCTTATGTCTCTTATGACGTTTGCTCATTTCCCTCAAGTTAATAAAATTAAAGCTGGACTTCTTTTCGTTATGCATGGTTCTTTTATCACAGAAGAATACGATAGAAAAGATATTGACAAGTCATGGGAAAAGTTCTATGGACCTTTAGAGCGTCTTGATAACTCATATGCCAACAATGTATGGGCTCCAAACCCTACACCATTATGCAAATATTGTCCAGTCAAGTCCTGTGACTTTAACCGCGCATGATATAATAGCAATATGGCTGATACTAAAAAACCAAGACCCTATAAACTCGAATACTCCCAACAGGTGGAACGTGGTGAACACGAAGCCCGTATGGAACGTCAACGCGCACGTCGTAAGCTAGATGCTAAAGGTGTTGCACGTAAAGGCAAAGATGTAGCCCATGTTAAAGCGCTATCAAAAGGCGGATCTAATAAAGATGGTATTAAATTAGAAGCCCCAAGTAAGAACAGATCATTCAAAAGAAATAAAGATAGTTCAATGAAATAAGTGTTAAGTTATACTTGACATTATAAGTAGCACTGATATACTACAGGATTAGTATAACGAGTTAATACATTAGTTAATTGGATTAGTATGGAACTTATAGAAAATACCGCATTAAAAATCACCGTGCCGGAACACATCGTTCCACATATCACAAGCAATATTGAGAAGTCAGAAGTTATCGAATGGCGTGGCAACTTAGCAGACATGATTGTCTTCTGGGGTGTACCTGAGATGACAAAGTTAAACCAGCTCGTTTCATTCCGAAGTAATCTTCCTTCTCCCATTTCACGAGATTATAATTTTCCTGGGTTGTATAGACCCTTCGATCACCAAAGAGCTACCTCAGAATTTTTAAGTATCAATCGCCGTGCATTTTGTTTTAACGAAGCAGGTACTGGGAAGACCTCGTCTGTTATTTGGGCTGCCGATTATTTAATGCAACAAGGCTTAGTTAAAAGAGTTCTTGTGATATGTCCTTTATCTATTATGTATTCAGCGTGGCAATCGGATGTAATGAACACAGCTATGCATCGAACTATCGCGGTTGCACATGGTACAGCTGCCAAACGAAAAAAGATTATTGAAGGTGGTTACGAATTCGTAGTAATTAATTATGACGGCGTTCAGATTGTTCGTGAAGATATAGAAAAGGGTAACTTCGATTTGATCGTGGTCGACGAAGCTAATGCATATAAGAGCCCTTCTACTACGCGCTGGAAGACGCTGGCTAAACTACTTAAACCTGAAACCATGTTATGGATGTTAACAGGGACACCTGCATCCCAGTCTCCTGTAGATGCTTATGGACTTGCTCGCTTAGTATGCCCACAGAACGTACCTAAATTTAGTATGGCTTGGCGTGACAAAGTCATGACTCAGATTACAAGATTTAAATGGATACCGAAAACAAACGCACGTCATGAAGTATTCAAAGTATTACAACCGGCAATTAGGTTTGCTAAGAATGATTGCTTGGACTTACCTGACGTCATGTATCAAACACGAGACGTACCTCTTACCCCACAAGCACAGAAGTATTACAAGCTACTTAAAGAACAAATGATGATTGAGACAGCTGGCACTCAAGTCAGTGCTGTCAACGCCGCGGCAGGACTGAATAAACTACTTCAGATCTCAGGTGGTGCAGTCTACACGGATAAGAGAGAAGTCATTGAGTTTGATATTAGTACAAGACTTAAAGCGTTAGACGAGGTCATCGAAGAAACAGAACAGAAAGTTATTGTCTTTGTTCCTTATAGACATACGATAGAAGTTGTAGCTAGGCACCTAACAGATAACAATGTCAGCATCGCGATTATTCAAGGGGATGTATCAGCTACCCAACGAGCACAGATTATTAATATGTTTCAAACGATGGATGAACCTAGAGTCTTAGTAGTTCAACCTCAATCAGCTTCACATGGTGTCACGTTAACAAGAGCAGACACGGTAGTCTTTTGGTCTCCAGTAATGTCGGTTGAAACGTATCTACAATGTATCGCACGTATGGATCGTGTAGGTCAGGTTAATAAAATGACAGTCGTTCACTTACAGGGTTCAGAAGTAGAGAAGAAGATGTACGCTATGCTACAAGGTAAAGTAGATATGCATACTAAATTAGTTGACCTTTATCGAGAGGAGATTGAATCATAGCTAACACATTCCAAGAAGATTTACAACGAGGTATCAATATAGAATTAAAATTTCTAGACTTGATTAGGAAGAAGTATCCTTCAGCCTCATTGATACATAAGTATAAAGGGTACGATATTTGGGTACCTGAGTTAGATGAATCTGTAGAAGTTAAGTATGACCCGATGAGTAACAAGACAGGGAACATTGTAGTAGAAATAGAGATGTTTGATAAACGGTCAGGGCTTATGTCCACGACTGCAGACTATTGGGTCTTTTATGATGATGTTGATTTTGTCATTATGAAACCTATGGATATAGTTAATTGTATATTTTTAAATAAATTAGTTTATAGAGAGTTTGTAGGCACTGGGGATACCGCATCAAAGAAAGCATTCCTAGTTCCCAAACAGTTATTATTTAGTTACGGTAAAAAAATAGAGGAGTAATTATGAGTGAAGAACAAGTAGTAGATCAACCAATACAAGAAAGCCCTAAACTTGATGAATTAGTCAAAGCGTACTTGACAATACGTAGCGCTAGTGATAATCTATATAGGCAATATATGCTGAAGAAAGAAGAATTAGAATCAGAAATGAAACAGCTAGAACACTTTATGCTTGATGAATGTAATGAGCTAAAGGTAGAAAGCCTAAGAACAAACAACGGCACTATTACTAAGACAGTTAAAGAGCAATACAACTGTAGTAATTGGGATGAATTCAAACAGTATATTATAGAACACAACGCATTAGAGTTACTGCAACAACGTATACACAATGGAAACTTTAAAGAGTATATGCAAGGTAAGGAAGCAGAAGGATTACCACCAGGTATTAGTTCTGTTAGAGAATACAGCATCATAGTTAGAAAACCAACGAGTCGATAAGGAGTTATTATGAGTACAGATTTAATCAGTCAGTTACAACAAAGTTCGCAATTAGTTACTAAAGGTCTTAACGAAGATACATTAGCTGTTGCTGGCGGTGCCGGTTCAAGTAGCAAACGTATCTCTATCAAAGGCGGAGTATTTAGAAAATATGTTAATGGTAAAGAAATGGGTGCCATTGATGAACGCTTTATGGATGTTATCTTTGTCCGTATGGCACACAACCCACATAGAATATTTTATGCATCATCATACAAA